CTCTTGATAATCTGTAGATAACCAGAGAGTCCTCAATCATGCGAAGTTGATTGAGTGCCTTAATTGCTTTATGAAGATATGAAAGTGTATTACCTTTATTTCTATCTACAAGACCTGAAGTGCAATAAGTAATTGAATCTTTTGCAATCTTAATTCCCTGACTCTGACCAGTTTGTGTTGGGTTTGATGAAGGGAATGTTGTCTTGGGATTGTAAATAAAATACTCTTCAATTTCTGGGAAATCATAATCCATTGGATTATCACTTCTCAACTTTTGGAAAATGTTTTGCTTATCTCCTTCTTTTTTCTTCTGTTGGCGAACATAACGCATTTTCATTGCGTCAATGTAGCGCAATTCTTGAATACCTTCTTGAGGATTCTTTAAGTCGATAATTTTATGGTAGTAAATTCTTCCGTCAATATACCAGTTACGATAGATTTCGTGTGCCTTCTTATCGAAATCTAAAAGATCAAGAATATACTTAAATTCTTTTCTAATCTTCTTTTTAATACCATCACTAGCATTAAGATTTGACAGTTCAATTTCTACTGGACTGTCATTAGTATCTGAAACAATTGCTTCATTTACAATATCTTCAATTGCACTGTCAACTTCTGGGTGAAGTGACATTTCACGATAGCGTTTAATTAATTCAAATTCGGTTCTATATACACCTTCAATGTCAACATAAGATCCAAAAAAACCACTACTCATATAGTGGTCAACCCCGTCCTCATTATTAGGAGGAACGGGGGAAACCGCACTAGGAGATAATGGTTCAGTGTCCTCTATTGAGAACCCAAATAACTTTGACATAATTTATATATTTGAATGATCTTTAGACTATTTATTAACCGTTTGGACCACCAGCTCCAGTGACAGAGAATGACTGTACCTGGAATTCTACCGTAAATTCTTCAATGGTATCTGAAGAATCATATGAAAGATCAATTTGAGAGACATTAGTTGGGAAAATATCAATGAATTCATACTCTTTCAGAACAGAGTTTCTGTCTCCCTGATTGGTTTGACTTGCTGCAGTTGCTCCTCTACCAAGTTGGAAAACTTTAGCATTGACCATGTATGCTGATGGATCAGTTGCACCAAGATTGTTATCCAATCTAGCAATCAATTCTGACCACTGCTCAAATGCATTACGGAGAGCAAATCCTTCATCGTTGATGATAGTTACTGTCCAAGTATCGATAGTTCTGTCTCCAGCAACTTTGAAAATTCTACCTCTGAAAGGAACATCGATTGATGCTACGTTCTGTGCAGGTAAAGCAGCTGCTTTGCAAAGGAATCTGAATGAATCAGCATCCCATGCAATTCCTCCTGGTAGACTTGGCATTTCTACCTCAAACAGATTGGGGCGGGCGCCGCCGCCAATCAGTGCTGATTTAAATTGAGAAATAGTTTTGTTTTCTCTTGAAGTTGCCATTGTTTAAATCCTCCTTTTGTTATTTAGATAATGTTATCAAGCTCTACCTGCGACTTCTTCAAAGCTTACGCCAGTTCGCGTAGCAACGAAGGTCAGAGTAATGTAGTTGATGGATTTTGCAGGCTTCAGGAAGATGTCTGCTCTAAATTCATTATTATCAATAACATCTGGAGTGTTATTCGTCGTGTCGCAAATAACGAGGAATCCATATAAACCTCGTTTTGCTTCAATGTCTCTCAAGTAAGGTTCAACAATGTTTCTGAAGTTTGCTCTTGTCAACTCATCATTGAGTTCAAAGAGTTGTGCTTCTGCTGCCTTTTCAAGTGCTTGCTCAACCGTGAGGAACAAGCGACGAACGTTGATTCTATCAAACGCAGATGCATAGTTCAGAGCAGTCTTATCACCGAAGAGAACTGTTCCAACACCTGGTTTTGTGATGATGGAGTTAATTCTCAATGGATAGAGTTGATCTCTTTGTGCTTTCGTTGGATTGTATGCCAACTTAACTGCATTATTAATAACGCCACGCTGTTGACCTGCTGGGGAGAACCATGGATAAGAAGTGATATTTGTTCTTACCATGAGTCCAGCAACGTCTCCGTTACATGGAATGTAGCGGAAAGTATCATTGAATCTATCATAAACATACTTATATCCACTATCAAATACCGCATAAGATGATGATGTCAGTGGACTAAAGAAGTTGATCAGGTTTGTGGTTTGTGTAGTCGTATTTGAGACATTAACCACGTCTGTTCTGTGTGGTCCAATGCAAGCAATACAGTCTTTTCTTGAATTTGCAAGAGAAATCAGTTTGTTTGCTTTTGCTTGAGACTCTTGCTTGTCCGAAAGACCAGGACCCATGATTAAGAAATCAACTGCCTCTTCATCCTTATTGGTGAATTCTTCATATGCAGTGATCAGATTTGCAAGAGTTGCGGTCATTCCACCGTTTGATCCTGCGGCAGGAACTCCAGCACTGTAATCTTCACCACCCTTGAGAGTGTATGTTACGTTTCCGACTGCACTGAAGACAGTGTTTTGTGCATTCAGACCCCAGAGACCTTGAGCAGTTGTGTATGCAGTTGTGTCTGTTGAGAATCCAGTTGCTCTTGGAGCAGTTCCGTGGAAAGTATCCTCTGCTGAAGCAGGACTCTTACCAGCATATAGATTTGCAGATCTGTCTGCAATGTAATCCTTGTAGTAAACCTTTTCTGGAGCATTGACGTTAGAAATTGCGTCTTTTGCTTTCGAGAGATTTAAGTGTCTTTCAATAACGTTACCCTTAATTCCAGTAACTCCACCATTGTCGTCTACGACAACAACGTGAATTCCGTCATTCTTTCCTTGTCTATCTGAAACATAGACATTAGTTACTGGTTTTGGTGCAATTTCTTTCCAGTAAATGGTTGCATTGTTCAGATCAAGAAGTTGCTGATCGTACCAGTCAACAACTGATTCTGGAGTAATGCTTGAGAAGTTTCCATTACCAGAAGTTTGAATCCCCGAAGTGTCTACAAACTTAACTGCATCTGACGTATCAAACGCTGCAAATGATGTACCTTGTTGATAGGTGATTGCAGTTTCGGTTCCACCAGAAGAAACTCTTGATACAATCTTTACATCGATTGTACTCTTGAAGTTTGTTGCGTCTGTGTTGATTCCAGTAATGATTCCTTTCAGGTAACCATCAAAGGTTGAAGTGGTTCCGTCTCCAGGAATGGTAACGCTACTTAAAGCAGCGGTTACTGCAAGACCAATTACTGCTCCCGTATCTCCTACGTTATCAGTTCCAATACCGATTCTTTGGTCTGCTAAATCGTCGATCTGGCAAACTTTTAATTCGTTCGCCCAAGAACCAGGGTTCTTTGCAGCATATGTAAAGTCTGTTGCATCAGTGTGATTGTTCTGATAATCATCGTAGTTGAGAATCTGTAACGAATCCGTAGATGCGATGCCGACTCCAGCATTTGCGTTGTTCAGGTCGTCATCAGTTGCTCTAACAACCTTAAGAACACCGCCATATGAGAGGAAAGATGATGCACTCATCCAATACTCATATTGAGCATCAGTTGAAAGTGGTTTTCCAAAAACGTTGATCAGATCTGTTTCGTTGGTGACAGTGATTGGTTCATTTACTGGACCGATAGGAAAGGGACCAGCAATAGCGCCAATGTTATCTAAAACATTATCAGCTCTTCCTACTGTTAAGTCAACCTCCCTAACAAGTACTCCAGGAGATAATTGAGGAGTCGCCATGTTTTTCTCCGTAATTCTCAGTTTATCTGAAATTATTTAGAATTTATGGCATTTTCATGGGGGAAATGTGACGTGAACTACCAATCAGGATATTCCCACCTATCTAAAATCCTGTCTGCCATTTTGCTAGCAACTACTCTTATGATCGTACATTCTTTGCATTCATATGAGAATGATGATGCAACTGCTCCTCTATCTTTTCTTGTTCTGTAGAAACTATCAACTAAATTTTTTGTCTCCCCACAAACTCTACATTTTCTATCCGTAAGTAATAAGTGTCCTAATTTGATTTGTTTATCAAATTCCACTACATATACTCCCACATGTATGCTCTATCACCATATTCATCAGTGAACCATCTATCTCCATCAGAATCTACAAAACTATCCATTCCAAGTCCATCATCCATAAAACCAAATGGTGCCATGTCTTGTTCGATTTGATTCTTCTGCTCTTCATATAATCTTTTTCTTACGTCTTGGTCGGTAAGTTCTTTAAAGTAATCTTGTGCAACTAACCAAGCATAGATAACCAGGCACATTGCAAGGTCATCATTACATCCATCTTCTGCTTCAAATGAGTTGTTCTTTTGAATAAATGTTGTTAGTTCTGAAATAATCTCATAATCCTTAAAGAGAAGTTTATCCTCTTCAATCATTGTTTTGAGATTAAGTGATCCAACTTTTTTGACAGTTTTACTCATCTTTACGCCAAGTTGCGTTTTCTTTCCAGAGAATCCTTGTCCAACAATTTGACCTGCTCTACCTCTCATGGAACACATTAATAAGTTTTGATATTCAAGATCATACTGAATAATTGATGCTACTTGATCTCCAATATCATTGACTTCACATAAAATAAATGCACTGTTATAATTTTTTGCTACTTCCCAAATTATATTTGGAAATAGCATCGGTTTGATTTCGTTATTTCTGTATTTTGCAACAACCTTGTGTGGGAATTGTGTAATATCTACGACCACAAATGCAGAGTAGTCTTCACTTACACCACGAGCAACGTCTACAGTCATTACATAATCATGATCTTTTATTGACTGTTCGTAGATATCTAATCCAGCATTTCTTTGGATCGGTGTATCATAAACAAATGTTCTTAATTTACTTGGAGCAATTAGGGTATCAATTGATCCAAGGAATTCGCACTCGAACTCAATCTTGAACTGCTGTTCGGAGGTGTTTGCAATAGTCTGTTCTTTCCAAACTTCATCCCTGCCTGGAACTTCGGACCAATGAACATCTGTTGGAACATATTCATTCTTACCTCTTTCCGCATCGTGCCACATGCGGTAGAAGTGATTCATACCATGTGGCGTTGAAACTATGATGACTTTTGTGCTCTTACCAGAAGTAATAGTAGGATAAACAGATGCAAAGAAGGAATCTGCGATATGGTTCGGAACGAATGCGAATTCGTCGAGAAAGAGGATATTGAACGACATGCCTCGGACAGCACTCGCAGATGTAGAAGCTGCCAATATCTTACTGCCATTTTCTAACTCGATGTTTCCTTTGTTCCATACAAGAATACCTTGTTGCATCCACTTTGGCAAGTTCTCATAAGCAGTTGCTAACCTTGCTAACAATTCTCTTGCAGTTGATGCCTTGTTTGCCAATATACCAATATTTACACTGTCATTAAACAGTGCATAATGTAGTAGATATGAAACCACAGTAGTTGACTTACCAGTCTGTCGTGGCATCTTACAGATGTTAAATCTGTTATTGTGGAAGTTATTGATTAGTTTCTCTTGAAAGTCGTATGGACTGAAAGGAACAAGACCCTCATCAAGAGAAACGATCTTTACATAGTTGTTAGCAAAATAAACGGGATCGTCTTTACATCTTAAGAATTCACGGATTTGATCTTCCGTAAATTCTATTGGGGTATTTGCTTTTTTTAAATTTGGATTACCAAGATATACATTATCACTCATAATAAACCTCCAATTAATAATTACCTTTGTTCAATCCAGTTAAGTACCGCAAGTGCTGCTTTGTTGGTGTTGGGAGATGCACAAGCAAGAGTATAAGTATCGCTGATTGTACCAATACCAGTTCTTCC